TGCCGTAAGGCATCCTCCTTAGATTAAGGGGTAATTGTGATTAGCCCAGATTCTTCTCCGGTAGTAACTTTTACACGGAATGACAGGGAATATTTTCTGTTCTCAAAAGTAGACTCAAAGAGTGTCAGTTCCTTGACGCCATTTTCTGCTAAGATTTCTCTTTGGAATATTAGGTCAACAGCAGACTTTTTAATCTTGTGTCCGAGAATGGATTGAAAGTAAGGTACGCCGTAGCTTGTATCTAGGAACCATTCTTCACGAAATGTAAGGAGCCTAATACGAAGTCTTTGAGCAACTACATCCACTCTACTCTGTGTTGTATAGTTCGGTGTGAGAGGCCCATTATTCCAAGTAAGATCACCATAGGAGGGACTAATTGGGTCTAGGTCTAAAAGTAAATCCATAAATCCTTCTTATTAAGACGGTGGCGGGCTTGATCCATGTACGTGAGTATTAAATGCAATTCCGTTAAAGGTTGCCACACCAGACATTGTATAATCACCAGTGTGATTAATGGTTCCAATCCAAGTGGTTGTACCAATGTCAAACGTAGCAGTAGTAGCTGTAACATCTAGATTTACACAATCAAGAATGATGTCTTGTGTTGCTGTTACATTGGCATTCTTGCAATTAACTTCTACATTCTGTAGAGTGTTGATTACAATATCACCAGAAGGCTTTAGCCTCACTTCACACTCTTGACCTGTTCCAATGTTATTTACTAGAACAGCATCTTCTGTAGAGTGAGTCCATGTACGCTTAGAGGGATTATTGACACTAACACCGGGGGGTTGAATACCGGGGATGAACATAGCATCCCCTTTATCAAACTTGGCATAGTTCAACGGTGTAGTTGGTCTACCAGAGCTATTCTTCCAAGCATCCAAGTTACGCATACTGAATACAGCAATACCTGTACTACCCACTTTAATAGGAAATGTAAGCCCTGCTGTAGAGGATACCGGATAAGCCACCGGGACTCCCAACACAACTGCTCTTTCCTTGACTTCCCCATCCTTAAATCGTTGATTCACTGTTGGTTGGATGTCTACCATTGCTCCATTCAAAGAGTCTCTTACAGCCACTACAATGCACGGAATCGCTGTGTTTATTTGGTTGGCTTGATTCTGGAAAGCAGCAACTAATACTTCTTGAAGGGAGCCAGAACGGTCACTCATGTGAAATCCTCATTTAGCCACCACCTTCTCAATTGCAGAACATCTAAACTCACTGTACCAAGCTGTACCTCTCCAATCACCTGAATGGCGGATATCAGTAACTTTGTACCAGCCTGTAATCAGGGTGTCTTCAAGTCTGATAATATCGCCGGGAACAATATCTGGATTTAACAGGGTCTTGAATTGAACAGATTGAATCTTAGCTTTATCTTTCTTACTTCTACGAATATCACCAGACGTTCTGTAAGCGTTTTCAATTAAGCCTGTATACTTACTAATGACGTAGGCATCCTCAAATTTCTCTGAGTTACCTCTTGTATTGTCATGCACATATAGAACATCATCATCAATCTGCCAAGAACATCCATATCTCTCACAAATCTCACTAAGCATATCCTTTGGAGTACCTTGTAGTTGATATCCATACAATAAAGGACTCTTAAGGTTTACACTGTTGAATACAGACTTAGAAACACCAAGGGATTTCTGCAACTCTTTGATTGCATCCTCGCCATCTCTACCGGGGGGAACTAAAGAAGAAAGAACTTGATGGTTCAATTCAACATAACTTCCGCCCATTAGAATCTGTGTAATTCTGTCAGCTCCACTCTTGCGTGTAGTGACGTTGGTTACTTGTCCAGCAAACAGACGCTTCATCCCAATGTCTCTATACCCTGCACTAAATACAGCAGCAGGATAATCAACATCTAGAAGTTTAAGACTCTCGTTACTTAGATTATACAACTCAATGCTTGCAGAGTTAGTCTTATCTTTATTACTACTACTTTTACTAATATCGAATGTACATTGAAGATCATTAATCTGAAGCCCTTCACCAGAGACTGCATTACCAACGATCAGTTCATACACTCTGTTGATTTGTGGCTGCATTGTTAATCCTGAGTGTAACTATACACTAATGAGTAATATTGATTCAACTTATCTGGAAACTCTTTATAAGGCTCTGCTTGAAGAGTACCTTTCTGAATCAACAAGAAGAATCCTGTAAGGTTTGGTAGTGCGTAGTCATACATAATTGGATAACCCGGAACCAATCCAGCCCCTAAAACAATAGGGTTTCTATCGGCGTCATAGAGAGACATGTAATATAGTTGAGAGCGTTCGTTATAAACAATCTCAATAATGTAAGAGTTACCTTCCAGAGATACAGAGTATTCATAGATAGGAGAGGTGTCGTCTAGGAGAAGGTCTACATAGATGTTAGCCATTAAATCTCTCCTGCTACATTACGTTCTGGATCAACGTCATTCTGAGCGTTATCTACAGCACCTACTTTACTTGCATCTCCAGATGTGGCTGTATCTTTAGTTGTACTATCACACTTACCAAGAGACTTCTTAGTTGCCACTTTCTTTTTAACTGGAGCTTGTACAAGATCAGGGGGAAGAGCAACCTTCTTTAGATTAGCAAAGCGGATAAGCTCAAAGGTAATGTCTGCATATAGACTATACCCTGTTTCAGTGTCCTCACGAAAGCTAAGGTTTGTCATTATCAGGGATTTGCTATCATCTGCTGGAAGCTTTTTAACTAGCGTAAGAAACCCATCAGTTTCATATAGAAAAACTGGCCTAATAATTGCTTCCCATTGACCTGTGATTTGGTTAACACCTTCACCACTTATCAAGTTTGCAAGTATATCTTGTACACCTTCTAGCGTCGTACCGAAGATATCACCTTTAAAATCATCCACAACAACCGATGGGGTTGTGTCAGGTAAGAACTGAGCGACAGTACTTGGTATAAACTTCGTCAGCACGCTGGCGTCAGTAGACTCAACTACCACAGCACTTGGTGGTAAGTTTGTGTTAGAAGGCTCATTGCCATCTGCATCTGCTAGGAGAGCTGAAGTTGTACTTATGTCTACATCACTTATCACAGCGGACAAAGTGAACGTAGGATTTGCACTTACGAAGTGATCAGCAACCGATCCGCCCGAATCAATTGGGTGTTCACTGACTGTTCCAGAGTAAGACCTGTTCCACGAAGTTACCGAATCAAACAGTAGGAAGCCCCCAGCTTGCAGCTCGTCGGGATTCCAACTCAGGGCGAATGACATACCTCAATACCTCCGTGTTTCTTATAAATCTGCTTAATTTTATCTAGGTTAAGAGGCCAAGTCGTTTCTGACCAACCATCAGGCATGTCACGTTTTAAGACAACACCACATTCTAGCTCTTTCTTACAATCTCGCTCGGCCTGTTTACAAGAATCCTTTGTGGTGAATTCATAAATACAGTGATTTGTAACTTTATAAGATGAAACTTTGTCTTGTCTATTAACACGAGCAAAACTATTGTTAGCCACACCAAACTTAAGAGCTACTACACCAAAACTATCACTAATAAGGTTTATATAGCACTGCTTCTGTCGCATTGGTGAGCAAGCGCACGGTCGCTTCCCTTGCTGTAAGTCTCCACTATTAGCCTCCCCAATTTCTCCGCACTCAGGGCAATCAACAAACCAGTAACCTTTCTTATTTTGTACTGTTTTCCTCTCACTTCTCCAAAACTTAGTATCTGGATGAAAAGCTCTAGAGGTAAAGAAAGACTTTATCATAACATCATCTGGTTTTGTTGACATGTCAACAGCACACCTAGGACATGTATTGTTTTTCAAAACCAATGTAGAAACACTACCAGTTCCCCACTCACCATGTTTATCACAAGACATTTTGATTTTAGTATTATTTCCACTCCACTCCCCATCAAAACCAAGGAACGTATACCCCAAGTTTTTAGCTTTTCGAGAGCATAAAATAGCGTACTGTTCTTTAGTCCATCTTGGTGCGCTGCTACATCCACATGGAACATGACCCTTGTTCAAACTTCCAGCAACACTTTTAAAATACCCTTCACCGAAAAGCTCTGAGTCATTGGCACACTTACCGCACTTAAGTACGTAGCGCTTCTTGTCCCCACTCTTCCCACTCCATCCAACAACCTGAAGTTGTCCATCCTTACCAAAACGAGGAGCCGTTAGGCTCCATTCATCTTGTTGTAGCCCTTTATCATCAACTAAATCTACCAAGTTCAAGCTACACCTCCTAATTTATGTGCATCTATAATATCACGTAATTTAAGGAAGTGCAACTATTCTCCTTGTGGGAAAGACAACATTGTAGTGTCTAGCCTTGTGACAAACATCTTGTCTGCTTCTTGACGGAGAGTAGACATAAGGGTGTCAGACAATGCTTGAGGATCACTTGTATTAGCATTGATTACAATAGCACCCGAACTGATATTTACTTGGTTGTTCTGAGAAGCCTTAAACTGTTCGCGGGACATTGCCATTTCGCGTTGATAGTCAATGGAAGCCCTGTCGCCATCGGACAGACCCTTATCCATCAAACCTCCAAACCGTTTAGCCCAAGGAGTGACACCTGTTTTTTCCCCAGCCCACTCATAGGCTTCTTTAACCTTACCGCCAACAATAACTGGAGGTGTGTACTTCAACCATGTTTTGCCGGCTCCAGCTGCTGTATCAAGGATAGAGGGGGCTTCTCCGTTACCACTGGCAATCTTATTAATCTCTTCTTGCGAGCTTCCAGATAGCGTTGCACGTAAAGCAGCAGAAGCGTTGTTGGCTCCAGTTAGATCACCGGACAACATGGCATTGATTGCTTTGAACGTATACAAGAAGAAGTTCTTGATACCATTAACGAATGACAACATTTCATCGCCAAACTCAGCAAAAATCATCTTCCAACCATCCACAGCCATTCCAAGAGTTTTGGTAATCTCACCACCAAGCTCTTTCATACCCTCATACAAGGCTTTAGCTGTTGCTGTATTCTGCTCACCTAGAGCATCTGCTACCCAACTATCACGACCTTCAAAAGCTCGTTTAAAAGATTGAGGGAGAAGCATTGCAAAAGATGTGTATTTACTAATCTCATTAAAAGCTTTAGCTAAACTTTCTACAGCAGGTTTGGCTTCCTTCATTGCTGAAGCAAAAGAACCCCACAAACGAGCAAAGGCTGTTTCTCCACCACCTTCAGAAAAGGTTTGAAGTAGTCCATTACGACCAGTGATAGCATTCTCAGCTCGTGCTTGTTGTGCAGAAGAACTCATGCGAGCTTTCTCAATACCACCTCTAGACAACTCATCCATCAACTTAGATACAAGCGGGAGAACATCAGCAGTCTTCACATTACCGTCTTGCATAGCTTTCATCAGAGCAGCACGAGCCTTAGCGCCAGTTAAGTTACCACCAGTCTTAATCTGATAAGCTTCAGCAAACAACTGAGGTACTTCACCAAATCCAGCAGCATCGCCAAGCTGACCTTTCAGCTCTTCAGCCATCACCTGCCCTTTAGCAGACATTTGACCTACAGCAGTAAGAGCGCGGTTCATGGACACTTTACTAGCACCACGAGTACGACCAAACTGCAT